CATATGGCTGGCCATAATGCGAATAGCATTGGAGTCTGCATGGTCGGTGGTGGACATGGCATTTGTAATTTCACGCGTTTTCAATGGCGCGCGCTGGATGTCTTCATAGACATACTGCTTTCGCGCTATCCCAATGCCGCCGTCTGCGGCCATCGCGACCTCAATCCCGAAAAGGCCTGCCCATCGTTCGATGCGCGCGCCTGGTGGAACTTCCAATGAATGAATTCAAACACGAATGGCTTGTTGATATTCTCAAGAATTACAAGCATGAAGTTATTCCAATAGAAGCAAAAAGTTTATTAGATTTTTTGGTGCAGCACCGGAAGAACTTGGAGATTATGGAAAGGGCTTTTGAATTGCTCCATGATGCGTATGATGAATTTACCGCGACTGATGAATATTCTAGTGATCATTTGTGCATGGAAACGATGCCCGCCATCGGAAAATTTATCGAAGAACTCAAATCAATTCAGGAGAAACCCGCATGAACCAACAAGCCACCGCCTCAGCACTGCTTACAGTCCTGATCGCCTTTTGCACATCGCTGCTTGCCCTATTCGGGCAGCCCGGCGTATCCCATCTGGGTGATGTCGCGCCTGTCGCCTATGCCTCAGCCGGCACGGGCGCAATCCTTACCGGTGCGCTGACCTACCGAGCGAAGATGGAAGAGCCGCCGAACAGGCAATCGGGCCGCGTGCGCCTGGATTGGCTCTGGGGGATTTTCCTGGGATCTCTGTTCGTTATGCTGGTCGCCTGCACCTCAATGCCCCTGACCAACCAGATCGAGGCAGCCAGCAAGACGGTGGAGAGTATTGCGCTGCAGATCGATCACCTGCAAAAGACTGGCGCCATCAGCAATGAGCGCGAGGACCAGCTGCTTGACCAGCTCGCTGAGGTCAATAAAACTCTGCGCAGCGCGGCGACTCTGGCCAGTGCTTGCAAAGCGGATTGCTCTAACGCGCAAGGACAACTGACCGCGGCGAATCAACTGCTGCTGCAACTTCAAACCGACATGGAGAAATCGAAATGACCGAACAAACGGACGCCGAGAAAGTTATTTCCGCGCTGCAGACCTTGACCCAATTGGGCCTCGATGCCGCACAGATCGGCTGGCTGCTGCATTACCCCGAGCGCACGCTGGAGCAAGTGCAAATGCAGCTCAATAATACCGATGCGGTGATTCGCCGCGCCAAGGTGGAAGACTGACCCATGCCGCGCCGGAAGCTCACACCGACCACTTTGCGGCTCCTGGCCAGCATCCCCCTGGAAATCGATAAAATCCGCTATGCCAATCATTCCAAACTCGCCGAGGTCTTCCATGAAAAAATTCGCAGTTATTGCCCTGATAGCCCTGCTCCCGCTCCTCTCCCTTGCAGACCCATGCCCACCGGCGAATATCACGTGTCCGGCGAACACGCTCTGCGCAGTCTGGAACGCACCGACAACCCGCGACGGCGGCGCCGCACTGCCAGCCAATGAGCTGCAGGCATATGAGATAACCTTGGGTACTACGCTCGTGGGTACAGTCGTCGCGCCACAAGCGAGCTTTAATTATCCAGTGCCGCGCGATACAACCTTGGCAGCCGGCTCACCGCTTTCAGTAGTGACCCTCGATATTTTCGGCATGCGCAGCGACCCATCCAGTTGCACGCTGGTGAAGGCCATCGCGGGCCCAAAGTCGAAGCCGGGGAGCCCCGGCAATGTCAGGGTCCAATAGCTTTTTGGAATTGGTTACGCAGGCTTTTAGGTCTTTGTAATTGACAATGCGCAGGGACGCGCAATAATCCACGTGGTGTAGTAATCGCGCTGTGAAGCGCCATAACCGGTTCGAGGTCGCTCCTCGACAAATCCGGAGCATCCAATGCCAGATCTTTCTTTTCCGATGTGGATACCCGGCAATCAGGCTGGGCCATCTGCTGCCTTCGCTTCAAACTTCGGTGTTACCGGCCTCCCCAGCAGTACTCGCGATGATAGTCCGCTCTTGCGAAATGCCTATACAGCGGCCGTCGCGGCAGGCCTGAAAACGCTGATTCTGCCCAGTGGTTTCGTCTACATCCGATCGTATTCCGCCGATGCTGTCTATCCCTTCAGCTATGCCGTACGCGTTGAGGCTGATGATTTCACAGTGGTCGTTCCACCTGGCTGCACAATCATTTGTACGGTGGTGGATGACGGGCAGGGCGGCACGAACGCGGCAAACTATTGGTCGATATTCCAATTCACGGGCTCCAATTCAGGCATTAAGGGCGGGGGCTATTTTGTCCATTCGGTGCCGGGCTATACCGGCGCGACGCCGAATAACTATGTTGCCTGCGTGCATCTCACTTCCCCCAGCGATTATTGTTATGCCGACAACCTCAAGGCCTATGGCTTCGTGCCAGTGATTGGTGTATTCGACAATTCCTCTTCGTTCTATGGTGGGCTGAACCTCCTGTCGGTGCGCACATGTCAATACGGCGTTATTCAATCCAGCGCGCAGACCACAACACGCGGTTACCTCACGAATTGCACCGTTGTCGATTACAAAACCGTGGGCTTCGGCACGCAGGGGCGCCGCCAGGAGCTCGGAACGCTCAAGGCTGAGGACCGCACCGGCTTTTCGGCAACGACCGCGGCCGCTCTGTACATTGGTGGCCTGGGGCAAGGCATTAATGTCAGCGGATTCCAGGCTACCGGGCCGAATACGAGCCATGTCGGCGCCACCACGCGCGCAGGCATCACGATTGCCCCCACCGTCTTCACTGTCGCCCAGCCGATCAATATCACCGGCTATAGCCTCGATGGCTTCGACCAAGCGCTCTCATTCACTGGCGCCACCAATATCCAGCGCCTCAATGGCGGCGCGATCAAAAACTGCAATTTCGTCATCAACAAATCGCCCAATGGCGCGAACCATTGCGCGAATACCTATTTCAATGGCCTGACCGCCGATGTGGTGGAATATGGATTCGTGCAGAACTTCACAGCCGGCGCAGTGAGTGAAAACACTTTCTATCTCGAGGATGTTGAACTATCCGGGGTGGTCACGAATGCCTATTTGACTACGGGATCAGTCATCCCCACCGGGACGGTTTTGCCGGTGGTTCCACTGGCTAACCGAGCGGATGTCCAGCGGGTGGCCAGCGCGGCCAGTGTTGTGGCGACATCGGGCATCGACAATCTCAGCACTATCCTCACGGGCACCACCAACACCACATTGACGACACCTGCAACACCGGTTGATGGTCAGCGCTGGAATATCAAGCTGGAAGGCGCGCAGACCCTGGCCTTTACCGGCACCGTAGCCGGCGGCAACCCAGGTGCAGTCGCCGCTGGCTATACCCGCAATTTGATTTTTGATGCCACTGCCGCCACTTGGACTTGAGAGAAAAACGCTATGACCACTTTAAACCAAGCTTTGTTGACCAACGCGAGCGCTACCGGCAATCCAGTGGCATGGTCGGGCGGTTATTGCGCGGTATCCTGCGAGGGCACTTTCAATGGCGGCTCTGCCACGCTGCAGGCGCAATCCGCCAATGGCACATGGATTGATGTTGGCGCGAATACCACATTTTCGGCCGCCGGCTGGGGTGGCGCCTTCCTGCCGCCCTGCAATATCCGCATGGCGATCAGCGGCGCACCAAGCGCGATGTACGCCTACGCGAATCAGATGCCGACACCAACCAGCCAATACACAATGGGGAATTGAAGTGGCCGAAAGAGATGGTGCTGGGGCGCCGAAAGGCAATAAGAACGCTGTCAGTAAAAAACCGTGGGCCGCAGCGATTGAGCGCGCACTGGCTAAGCGCAGCCTCTCAAAGAAACGTGAAGCGCTCGACGATCTGGCCGAAAAGCTGCTGAAAGCCTGCGATAAGGGCGACGTGACGGCGCTGAAGGAATTGGCAGACCGGCTGGATGGGCGTTCCATTCAATACGTCGACGCTCAGGTCGATACGAATGTAACAGTAGAGATTCTACGTTTTGCGGATAAGCCTTCCGAATAACTGGACACCGCGCGGTTATCAGCGCCCGGCTTGGGATTATCTCGAAAATGGCGGCAGACATGCAGAATTGGTATGGCATCGGCGCAGCGGCAAGGATGAAATTGCCATGCACCGCACAGCCGTCGCCGCCTTCGAGCGGGTGGCCAACTATTGGCATATGCTCCCCGAGTATGCCCAAGCTCGAAAGGCCATCTGGGAAGCGGTCAACCCTCACACCGGCCGGCGCCGCATCGATGAAGCCTTTCCGCTGGAGCTGCGTAAGCGCACCCGCGACCATGAAATGCAAATCCAGTTCGTCAACGGCTCATCCTGGCAAGTGGTGGGCTCTGACAACTTCAACAGTCTTGTGGGCTCTGCGCCGGCCGGCATCGTCTATTCCGAATGGGCTCTCGCCAATCCGAACGCGCGCGCCTATCTGCGGCCGATCATCGCCGAGAACAAAGGCTGGCAAATCTTCATCACCACGCCGCGCGGTCGCAACCATGCCTATACCACGCTGCGCGCTGCCGAAAAAACAGCTGGCTCCTTTGCACAAATCCTTGATGCCACGCAAACCGGCGTTTTCACGACTGAGCAGCTGGCCCTGGAACTGGCTGCTTATATTGCCGAGTTCGGCGAAGACTATGGCCGCGCCAAGTTCGAGCAGGAATATCTCTGCTCCTTCGAAGCGGCCAACCTCGGCGCAATCCTCGCGCGCGCCATTGGTGTTGCCGAAAAAGATGGGCGCGTTACTGATCAAGTCGAGTTTGACCCCTATGGCGCACCGCTCGAAATCAGCGCCGATATCGGCCGGCGCGACACCGCAACATGGTGGTTCTGGCAGCCCAAGATTGGCGGTTACTCGGTATTCGACTATGACGCCGGCTGGGGCATCGATGCTGAGGAGTGGTGTTACCGCCTGAATGAACGTATCGAGAAATACGAACTCGCCGGCAATCGCCGCGCCCTCGGAAAAATCTGGCTGCCCCATGACGCGCGCGCTAAGACCTTTGCCGCTAAACGCTCAGCTATCGAAATCTTTGTCGAGAAGTTCGGCGCCGACCGCGTTGCCATCACACCGCAGGCGCGCGTTTCCGATCGTATCAATGCTGCCCGCTCCCTTATGCCACGCATCGAATTTCATGAGACCAACTGTCAGCGCGGACTTGATGGTTTGCGCGCTTGGTCCTTCGAATATGACGAAGAAAAGAAAATCTTTAGCTCTGACCCGCTGCATGACTGGGCCTCACACGATGGTGATGGCTTTAGCTACGGCTGCGAGATCATGCAGCAGGTTTCTCCACCGCCTGCGCCCCCACCGCCGCCGCGGGGAATCACTGTGGGTGCAAATACCGTGACGATGGAAGAGCTTTGGAAAATGATCCCGAAAAACTCGGAGCGCATTTAAATGCCCGAAGTCAATTTGCAGCTGCCGACGACGGAAGTTCAGCGCTATACCCAGCTGATCGGTGCCTATGACAGCGAATTCAAGAAGTGGGAAACGCGCACGAAAAAAATCCTCAAGCGCTATCGTGATGACCGCACCACCACGAGCGGCACGGCCGGCGCCAAGTTCAATATCCTATGGTCCAACGTCAACACCCTCGTGCCCGCTTGCTTTTCACGGGTTCCGCAGCCCGATGTCTCCCGCCGTTACAAAGACAATGATCCTGTAGGCCGTGTTGCCGCGCTGCTGCTCGAGCGCGCGCTCGACTATGAGGTGCAGCACTACCCCGATTACCGCAATAGCCTGAAGCGCGCAGTGCAAGACCGCTTCCTGGGTGGCCGCGGCATGGCCTGGGTGCGCTACGAACCGCATATCGAGCCCATGAATTCGGTGGAAACCGATGATGGCCCGCAGATTACTGAGGACGCCGAGAACGAAGGCGCCGAGCAGGCGCCCCAAGAATACCTTGACCACGAATGTACCCCGGTCGATTACGTCTCCTGGGATGACTTTGGTCATGAGGTCGCGCGGACCTGGGAAGAGGTGAATGTGGTATGGCGCCGGGTCTATATGGGTCGCGCGGCGCTGGTCGAGCGCTTCGGCGAGGAAGAGGGCGGCAAAATTCCGCTGGATACTCGGCCGCCGGAGTTCAAGCGCACCGATACGCATGAAACCCA